CATAGCACGTGATGCCGAAGCGCCGCAACAGCCCCGTTTGTTTCAGCCGGTTGCGCTGCTGAATGTCATACAAGTGCTTGCACATGCACAGAATGCGCGCTGCGTCATAATACGGCTTGTCCGAATAAATCATGGCCAAATACAGACTCAGCATGGTGTCCGTGCTGGCAATGCGCACCGGATTTTTGCCCACTTGAATCACGTTGTAGCTGTGGCACGCCACCGGTTTGTAAATGAAGGCCACCTGCTGTTTTCCCACCGCAATGTCGTAATGCTCCGGCACAATCTCGCCGATGCCCGAGTGCTTGGTCACCACCACATTCTTAAAATCGTTGTCTTCCAGGCGTTCTTTGACCTTGCTAGCGCTGGCCTCCGGGTTCATGGACAGCACATCGAAGTGCGGAATTTGCGCAAACAGCGCTTTCTCCGATTTTGGCAAGTGGCGCGCATACTGCGAAATTGCATACCCCCCGAAAAACACCAGGTCTTCGTCAATGAACACATTGCGCACCGTGCGAAACATGCGCACCTCTTCGCTGTCTTCATGCGACCGGGGTGCAGCATCAATCTCATCCGCCGTGGGACTTCTATCCATGTGCATGCGTGCACTGCGTCCGTTGGGTCCACTGTGCGCATGATGTTTCAAATACTTCGGCGTTTGAAACGGTATCATCAATTTATCCGGCGTGCAGCCCGCGGCCTTCATCGGATGGTGCTTGTTTAATATGGCCAGCCGCTTGCTCACCTTTTCCCAACGCGACACGTCCCCCTCCGGGCGCGACAGCTCCAAATACATGCCCATCCGCAACAGGTTCGGCGGCGCATACAGGATGCCGTCCACTTTAATCGCTTCTGCCCGGATGTTCTTGAACAGCGTCGGGTCCAGCTGCGTGATGTCCGCAATCCCTACGAAATTCACGAACACCTTGTACGTGCCGTGATGCATGCCCGACTTGGCCTCCACCTCCGAAAACCCGTTCTCGTAAAACTCGTCGGCCAAGTCCTTCGCGTGCTCCAACGCATCGGGCGAATAGAAATCGTAATCAGGTATCTCCGTCTTTTTGTCGTAGAACTGCGCCTCCTCCGGCAAAATGTTGTTGATGGCCGTCCCCCCGTAGCACACCAGCTCGCGCTTCTTTATGAAACGCTCAACAATGGCAATGATGTCCTTCATTTTGGGGTCGTTCGTTTTTTTGGCACCAATGCGCGCCTCTATGGTTTCAACCGCCTGCCTCACCAGCTCTTGCTCTAAATCATCCAGTGTTTTGGCATTTGCATGATTTGCATGATTTGCATGATTTGCATGAGGGTCTTTCATTTTTATAAGATTTTTATAAGATTTTTATAAGATGATGCCACTATACAATAATTACATTATTATTTATTAATGAAATAATAATGCATTAAATTTGAATTTATGCAAATGCATTGCCGACTATTGCAATTTGCTTTGAATTATTCTAACCAATTGAGCAATGATGCTGTTGCCGTCTATTTTTTTGTTCCAGCTGTTGTGCCAGTGATAACAAAAACTCCCTTGGAAAAAATTATTGAAATCATATTGTTTATCCGTGTGTTCGAAAAATCGGTCGGTTCCAATGTTGCATGGATTTTTCACCCAGTCCGCATCAAACCAGGCACAGGGTAGAACCAGCATGTTCAACGGCAAATCATACGTCAATCCGGCTTCTTGAAACCCCCAGCCACGCTTGCGCTGAATTATGAACTCAATGTTTTTCCTCATTTTTTCAGACCGCGGTTCCAATGACACAAATATCGCACCATTTGGATAATTTTGGGCTTCCCACTGATAAACGCATATTTCATTCCCGAAATTGCAAAAAATAGGGTCAAAACTTCGCAAAATGAAACAATCTAAATCAAACCACACGCCTCCATAATTGTGCAATAACAAATATCTAACCACATCCGAATAAAAAGATAAGTCTCTTTTGAAATAAAACTTGGTTTTTATGAACCGTGCATTCATTATTTCACCTATGAACGAAAACTGCCGAATTTCAGCATACTTTGCGATTTCAATGTTGTATTGATTGGGCACGTTGTTTTCCAACCACAGTATGATTTTGTGCTTGTTCTGGTGCACATTGAAATAATAACAGGATAAAATCGAATACAAGTGTTTTTCATTCAATGCGCCATTCCAGTAACAATGAAAAATGACCGATTTGTCGTATTCTCTCTCCTTCAAATTGAGAGAAATGTTGATTGCGTTCGTGTAGTCGGTGCCATTTGTCAATAGTTTCATGATGTATTAGCTGTATTATTATTGTTATTATTATGCATATCGACAATACTTTATTTTAACATTTTGGTCGCATGAAGGGGCAACCACGATTGCACAACTGACGTGATGGCAGTGGATGCCAGCAAAAAGAACGCCGCGCTAAACACAATCGTCCGGTCAAATGCAGTGAACTTGTCCGACTTATTCCACGGATTGAACCGCACCAGCAAAAATGCGATTATGAAATACTTCAACACCGCATTCAGCGTGTTGAGATACGTCGGAGCCACGGTCGCAATGCCCAGCAGCGCTATCGCATACAATGCATACCAGGCATATAGCACCACGTAGTAAAAATGTTGGAGCCAATTGTTCCAATTCAATTCATTCATCATGGATGATGGATGATGGATGATGGATGATGGATGATGGAGGATGCGTTTAATATTTGGTAATATTATTTATTTGTATTGTAATAAGTGCCAACACTCATTCCCCTTTAACCAATGAACCTGGAACTCTCCAAATTTGACATGCGCTCCATCAGCTTTAGGCCCGATGAAAACAAGGGCCCCGTCATCGTCCTCATCGGCCGCCGTGACACCGGCAAAAGTTTCCTCGTCCAAGACCTCATGTTCCACCACCAGGACATCCCCATCGGCACCGTCATCTCCGGCACCGAAGCCGGCAACGGCTTCTTCGCCGCCCACGTCCCCAAGCTCTTCATCCATGATGCATACAACACCGCCATCATCGAAAACATCCTCAAACGCCAAAAGGCCGTCCTCAAACAAATGAAAAAAGAGGTTGAAACCTACAAACGCTCCACCATCGACCCCCGCACCTTCGTCGTCCTCGATGACTGCCTCTACGACAATAAATGGACCAAGGATGTCATGATGCGCCTCCTCTTCATGAACGGGCGCCACTGGAAGATAATGTTAGTCATCACAATGCAATATCCTCTCGGTATTCCGCCCAATTTGCGCACGAACATTGATTACGTGTTTATCCTGCGCGAACCCTACATTGCCAATCGCAAACGCATCTACGAGAACTACGCGGGCATGTTCCCCACGTTTGAGAGCTTTTGTCAGGTGATGGACCAGTGCACCGAGAATTTTGAGTGCTTGGTCATCAATAACAATGCGAAATCCAACAAACTGCAAGAGCAAATCTTCTGGTACAAGGCGCAACAGCACGGGCCGTTCAAGCTGGGGTCTAAGGAATTCTGGGAAATCTCGAAAGATCTGCACTCGGATGATGAAGAGGAGACATATGACCCGAAGAACGCTGCAAAAAAGGGGCCCAAAATCAACGTGAAAAAGAGCAAATGGTGAAAAGCGCTTCACATTTGGGTGTAGCGCTTTGCAATTTTGCTTCACATTTGGGTGAAGCAAAATTTTCACTTTGAACAAGTTATAATCTTGCTCCCGCAGTTGCGGGAGCAAGATTGTATAAACCCCGTTTTCAAAATATAAAAGCGCATTTCATACTCCGCCCAAATATTTGCTTTTACAAATCATGCATTGCGATTTTAAAAGCATATTGCCTAAAACAACTTAAACAGAATCCGTCTATGCATAGTATAACCCCATACCACCATGGAACCCGCAACACAACAACACCAGGAGCTGAACATCGTTGAGCTGATTGAGAAAAACCCCATCACCAGACTGTCGCAAGAATACAATGGCAGACTATTGACCAAAATTCAGGAATCATTCACTGGATTTGAGCAACAGTTGTTTGTGAGTAGCTTTTATTGCTACTTGAATTACGACAAAAATATGGATTTCGTCGTTGATTTGGACAACGTATGGAATTGGTTAGGATTTCAACAAAAGTATCATGCGAAAAACATGATTGAAAAACATTTCAAAATTGATGTTGATTACAAAAACATTGAGAATCAAGAAGCTCCCAAAAGTCATGGCGGTCACAACAAGCAAATCATCATGCTCACCGTTCGTTGTTTCAAGTCGCTGTGTCTGAAGGCACAAACAAAAAAGGCATCAGAAATCCACGAGTATTACATGAAGATGGAAGAGGTTTTGCACCAAATTGTGGAAGAAGAGACGGATGAACTCAAACAACAATTGGAACAGAAAAACGCCGTCATCATGGAAAAGGACTCCGTCATCCAATCCACGAAAAAAGAAAAGCAACGTGCCGTGGAGCAGGCGATCATCGGCCAGTTCCCATTGAACACGGAGTGCATCTACTTTGGCACCATTGACAACACGAATGCCGACAACGAGAAGCTCATCAAATTCGGCCACACGAACGACCTCTCCACCCGCATAATGGACCATCGCAAAAAATACCAAAATTTCGTGCTGGTCGCTGCCTTCCGGGTTCAAAACAAGGTGGAGATAGAGAACCTGATCAAGACGTATCCGAAAATCAAGCGCAACATCCGCAGCATTGAAGTGGGCGGCAAAAACAAGACCGAAATCATTGCATACGACAACACGTATTTCACGATTGAGCGACTGAAGAAACACATCGCCGACATCATTCACTCGCGCACGTACAGCATTGACAATTTCAATCGACTGATGCAGCGAAACGAAGTGCTGGAAGCCGAGAACATCAACCTGACAAAAAGGGTGGTAAAACAAGAACAGGAGCTGAACGAATTGCGGGAACTCACCACTAAGCAGAAACAAGAGCTGGAGGTGGTTGCGGCGGGTCACCAATCCGTCTATCAGAATGTGCTGCTGCCGGAGGACGAGTTGACGCAGAAGTTCAACGAATTCATCAAAGTAGCGTGCATTGTGCGCCCCGACGTGGAGGAGTCGTCGGTCAGCATGGAGGGGCGATTCCGTCTGTGGTGTCAAACCAAGCCGACGAAGGAAACGTTCCATGCGCTGAAGAACTATTTGGATGTGCGGTTCAAGGCAAAACGCATTCGCGGGGTGCACGGCTACCTTGGCGTGAAACTGAAAACAGTGGAATACAAAAAAATGCCAGCATCGGAAATATCATCGCTTTCACTGAGTCCGAATGCGGAGACATTTCTGTTTGAACGGTGCCAATTTTCCGACTGCGGCAAGATTCTAAATTCGGTTTTATTAAAAGATTACCAGAAATGGAAACAGTCGGTTGGATTACCATTGGCCGAGACAGACATGAAGGATTTGAAGGCGTATTTGAATGCATCGCCGCATGCACTGAAAGCGACCGTGTGGACCGAGCAGGGAAACAATGAAGGGTACTATGGCGTGTCATTGCGCGAGGACTACTATGCATTAACGAATGCAAACAACAACAATGGCACCCCCATCGTCATTGCAACCACAGGCAAAAAAGTGGAAAAACGGGAGGCGACCACGCACCAGCTACTGGGTTCATGGCCCACGATTGCAAATGCGGCCTTGTCAGAAGGCGTGTGCGCCGCAAAAATGAGCCGATGCGTCAAGGCCAAGACGGTCATTTCCGACTATTACTACTGTAATGGGGGACATACGTCCCCCCTTTAACCCCCCCTGGTCATTGGATCATGGATTCGGATTTAATGCGCATAAAAAATGGAATACTAATCCGATGAATTAACTTGTATTATTTGTTTGAATTTCTCTCTAATCTGAATTTCAAGAACCCTAAAATTATTGTATATGTATAGTGCATAACCATGTTTTCAAAACGAAGTGGAAGCAAAGGCAACCGCCACTTTAGGCGGCGTTCAACCCGACACCGAAGACGCACGCATAAGCGGAAAGGTGGGATGATGTCGTCGCATCATCAACCAATGAAACCGTTGTCGATGAAACCTTTGTCCACAACTCTATTATCGCCTGATAGTGAATACACAAACGTTTATGTGACCGGTCCATACGGTAAGGGAGAACATAACCGATTCGGAACAACAACATTTGTCATTCTGAAAGAATCCAATGTGGCCAAATTGAAGAATGACATTGTAGAACGCATTAATCTACGCATCCAGCGCAAAGGAGGCAAACACAAATACGTGTTGCCGTCCGGTGCAAAAATCACAGATGACCGCGCCAACATATTGTCAGATGACAGGTTAATGCAGGACTTTGCATACAAAAATCTTTACATACAAGGATGGGAAGACATACAATTGCCGTAATCGCATGTCAAAATGATTGCTCAATTTCTCTCTAATTTGAAATCCAATAAACTTAGAAAGTGTGTTGGAATGATGCGCCATGTGGGTTGATGCATGTATCCGTTGCCAAGTTTCATCTCTTTTGATTTTGCAAAGTGAGAGAAAATGCAAATAATAATGAATAATAATGAATAAATCATGAAAACACATCATTCAAATCTGGATGCATTTGGCGGCCTTGGTCATGATGACCTTGCCCGGAGTTTCGGTGCGTTGCACGTGTTTCATTGGCAAGTAATTGACGCCCACGCTGCGCAGTCCGCGAATGTTTACTGCCGCGCGATGTTTAACCAGCATGGCGGCACGTCGAATGACGTCGGCGTCGTAGGTGCCCGCTTTGGCCGTGTTCACAACGACGGCGTGCGGGCTGGGGAAGTCCTTCAAATGGAACCACATGGCGTGCTGCGGTGCCCTTTTGATGAGCGCGTCATTCTCGGCCTGGTTTGCGCCCACGCGAATGGCATAGTCGCCGTTGAAAATCTCGGAGTACATGGAATGCATGACAATCACACGATGCATCCTATTTTAAATCAATTTTTATAAATTGAACATTGATTTAAAAATTGAACATTGAATTGGGCCAAAGCACATGATGTAAGAATCCGCAATCCGCAATCCGCAATCCGCAATCCGCAAACCGCAATCCACAATGAATTTCATCAGAAGAGTTCTCAATTTGCCCAAGAACAAATCGACACCCAAACTAGGAAGGTGGCAACTGCATTACGACCCCAAAACCGTGAATTCAAAAATAGACCAAGCGAATGAAGACCATTGCGGATGCTGCGGAGACCCACAAAGAGAGCAAATGAAACAGATGAAGGACAAAAAACTCATGCAACAGAAACAAAAATGGCAAGAGAAGAAACACCAGGCGCTCATGAAAACACATTCCGAGTCTGAAAACTATTACATTCCGTATGTCATGTAATGTGACCGCGGGTTTCATGCGCCATATATTTTTTTATCATGCCAATGTATAAAATGAACGAAACCATTTTGCGCACCCAAAATTATTACACGGGCATAGACCCACAACATTATTACAGGTCATCCAGCGGAGATGCATTGTAAGGGAAAGCAACTCGTGCAACGGATTTCAAAGACGTTTATCTTTCGGATTTGTTGAATAATCCCAAATGCAGTGTTTCATTTACTGTATATCGTGACGCGGATGATAAAACCGCTCATGCAAAAACATCTTGGACTGATGTTAAATGCGGGATAATTAGGTCCTACAATCCGGAAACCAACCTGCTTGCGATTGACTGCGCCAAAATACGTCCAAGCCGGTTAAGCATGCTGTTTAAACGCACTAACAAAATAAGGTATGTTGAACCCCGCGCAATAAAAGTGTATTCGATTGGACGTTTTTGATTGTTGCGACGTGTTTCCAGTTCCACGTCTAGTACCAAGTCCAGTTCCACGTCTAGTCCCAAGTCCAGGTCCAGTCCCAAGTCCAGGTCCAGTCCCAAGTCCAGGTCCAGTCCCAAGTCCAGGTCCAGTTCCACGTCTAGTACCAAGTCCAGTTCCACGTCTAGTCCCAAGTCCAGGTCCAGTCCCAAGTCCAGGTCCAGTCCCAAGTCCAGGTCCAGTCCCAAGTCCAGGTCCAG